AATTACACCGATTGGCCGCTTATTTTGTGAATCGAAAAGAACATAATCGGGTCTTTTTTTACTTTTCTTGAGAAACTCATTATTAACAATTCTTAAGATATCTGATTCAAAAAAGACATTTTTGTTTGGATCTTGAATGTCCAAGATCCAGCCCTTGTTAATCAAATTATTGTTAACAATAAAACGTGTATCTTGCTCAATATTAGACATATTGCATAATCCCAATATCTACTATAAAAACTATTGGCAATCTACACATTACACACTAAAACATCAATAAATATTACTATCTAATAAGTGATATACCCCACATTTAAAAGACTGTGTCGGGTTCACAGCTTATTAATCTTTGGTGTTATTAATTTTCTGGCCTAGCTTTCCTTCTTTTACCAACTGCACGACCTGCTCATTAGTAAGCACAGGAATAAAGACCTTGTCGCCAATATCTTTAGAAAGAATCTTTACCTCTTCAGCAGTCAGCACCAAAGCTTCACCATGTTTCGCAGCATCATTGATGCGAGCAATAATCTGGTTGATTGGTCGTTTTGAATTGTCCATAAGTCTTCCTGTGATTAATGCGAATAAGGATGTTCTTGTCTGTGCTGACTTGGCGGCACGATATCTGTAATAGCGGTAATACTTTCAACTTCGTCCATTTCAAAGAAAAATCGCTCACCACCATTCACAGAAAGCAAACTTAAAACCCCACCATTGATGCCGACAAATTCTTTAATTGTGCATCTTCCATCCTTCAAGCACACCTGAACAAACTCATTCGGCACAAGATCTGCATCAGGGTCGCATACAACATACCAGCCATTACGAATTGCTGGAAACATTGAGTCGCCAGTGCCTTTAATGCCATAGGCTCGTGGACCTGCTGTATGAGTTGGAACATAGCCATCCCCAGCATTTCCATCGTATCCCATATCTGTGAAATACCCATCCATTCCCATTTTTGAATAGGCTTTAACTGGAACATATCTTTTTTGTATAGGGAAAGGCTTAGCTGGCGCTTGAACAAACTTAACGGCATCTTCACTATCTGGAATATTGTACTTCTGCTTAAATGCTTCAATATCAATAACATTTAATTGAGCTAAATTGTTACTCGATTCTTGTTCATCCGATCCACCATAAAGCAACCAATCGTCACTCACACCTAAAAATTTCGCAATGACTTTCAAATTTTCTGCTGTAGGTACGCTAGTTCCATCTAGCCATTTCTTTGCTGCAACAGGAGATTTTTTAGTTGCTCTTGCTAAATCAGCGGCTCTTAATTTTTTTTCTTCAAGTTTTTGCCTAATTCGAGTGTGTAAAGACATAACAAATATTCCAAAAACATTAACTAATGTTAATACGATCTATTGAAACTATGGTTAACAAGTGGTAAATTTGGTTTATTAACTATAGTTAACTTGGTGTAACCATGAAAATTAGTGACCTCATGACATACCACGGCTGCAAAAATCGGAAAGAGTTGTCTGAAAAAACTGGATATTCAACCGTGACCCTCTGGAAGTGGGAAAACAACGGTATACCAGCCAGAACTCAAGCAGTCCTGCAAGTCAAAACCAAAGGCAAACTTAAAGCCGATTTACAAGCATTAACCGCTTAGGAACTAAACCATGAGCAAAGTATCAACCGAATTGAGTGCAAGTGCGAGAAATAGCATTACAAGGGTTTTACGCATTCTTGCAAACAGTAATAACTCCCAGATTGCTGAAAAGTTGGGGCTAGATCCAACTACATTTTCAAGATTTAAAAATGACAAGAAAAACAATGGCTTGTCAGATATTGAGAATGTTTGCGCAATGTTGGATTTGCTTGAATTAAAAATCGTACCGAAGAAATACAAGTTAATTCACAAGGAAAAGTTGGCAGCGCTTTTGAATCTATCAAAGGCTTATATGGGACGCCTAGGTTCAGTCGATGATCTTTTTCAAGATGACATTGAAGACTTTGGAATTAATGAAGAACTCGGATATTAAAAAACCGCTTCCTGCGCGAACAGGTTAGCGGTCACGTTCAATCGGAGAAGGACCAAATGAACTATTCAATATTAGCAGACATTGAACTAAATCGGAAGATTAGTTTGTTTCAAAAAGCGGTTGAGGCTTATGTGCTTAATCGAACTCTCGAAAACTCTATGGCATTGGCTAAAGCAAAAGCTGATTTAGCTGCATTTGTATTGAGAGGTGTTTGATGGGTGCATCAATTCCAATTATTAAGTTGATTGAAGCTATGAACGAACAGCCAATAGCATTCAACAAGCACTATGTATTTTTAGGATGTGGGATCAATGGGGCATTAATGCTCTCTCAATTGGTCTACTGGACTTCTCGCACTAAAGACAGTGAAGGTTGGATCTTTAAAACACATCATGAGTGGACTCAAGAAACTGGTCTTACTCGTCGTGAGCAAGATACGGCCAGAGCAACACTTAAATCACTTAAATTCATCTCTGAGAAAAAGATGGGTGTGCCTTGTCGTGTTTACTACCGTGTAGAGCGTGAAAACCTATATCAAGCTTTGATCGAATACTCTGAAAGCATTGATATTAATAGTATGCACAATTCCGCCATACTGAATGCACAGAACAGCCATACTGAATGCACAAATCCGCCAGACTGTATGCACAATTCCGCCATACTGAATGCACAAATCCGCCCATCTAATACAGAGAATACATACAGAGAATACACAGAGAATACTACAGATATTATTTGTGCTGATTCAGCACCAAAAACACAAAAATTCAAAGCGAAAGATTTCTTGTTGAAAAACGGAGTATCTGAGCAAACAGCAACAGAATATCTTGATCTTCGCAACAAGAAGAAAAAACCAGTAACTCAACGTGCTTTACAACTTGTTTTCAAACAAGCTCAGGAAGCAAAGCTAAGCAATGAGCGTGTATTCCAAATTATCGTTGTTCGTGGTTGGGAATCTTTCAAAGCTGCTTGGAACTGGCAAGAGACAAATGCAGAGCTTGAGCAATTAGAAAATCCAGTTGCTGAGCAGCAACAAACTATCCCTGAACAACCAGCAACACAATTCAAAGGTGTTGCTAAGAAATTTAAGGGGATGGACCAATGATTGAATTATTTTCTATCCCTGTTGAGCAAAGCATCTTGTCTACGTTCATGACAATCGATCAGGCAGCAGATGAGTTTATCTCTCAGATCGATGCACAAGATTTCTATGCATCACAACACCAGATCATCTTTGCCCACATCAAGAGCCAATTGAATAAGGGTGAAGCGTTTGATGAGGTGACTGTATTCGAGTTGATTAAAGCTAATCCGCTTGAAGCAAACCAAATCGATGAGCAGTTTCTTGTGAACCTCATGAACCGCGCAAGCAATGTGAGCTTGTTAGTAACACACATCAAAAAGCTAAAAGATTTCTCTACTCGCAGAAAGCTTCAAGAGACTAGCAAGTTGATTAGTTCGATCGCTAACGACATGGCAACTCACACTGCTGAATCTGCTGTGAACAAAGCACAATCGTTAGTTCAAAACTTAGATTTTGGTGCTGGTGAGGAAAAGCTTAAACATGCTCATGAGTTTTCAAAAGAAGCTGTAAAAGAGTTCCTTGATCGCCACATGGCAATTCATAACCAAATGCCTTATGAGGGCGGTATCAAGACTGGCTTTACTGCTCTGGACAACAAACTAGGTGAAATCAGCAAAGGCGATCTAGTCATCATTGGTGCGCGTCCTTCAATGGGTAAAACAACGTTTGCTCAAAACATTGCAGCAGACATGATGATTAACCAGTCTTTACCAGTTCTGTTTATCTCAATCGAAATGAAGGGCAGACAGATTGCACAGCGTTTAATTAGTGGCATTGGTGGGGTAGAGCTACGCAAAGTATTAACAGGACATATTGATCCAAATAGCGACGATACACAGAAGGTGAATAACGCTGCTCTGGTACTTGAGAAAGCACCTTTGATGATCGACGACAACAACCGCGCAACTGTGGCAACTATCCGCAGATCAGCTAAGAAGGTTCAAGCCAAATACGGAAAGATTGGCGCAATCTTTGTTGATTACATCCAGAAAGTAACACCACTCACTAAAAACAACTTTGGCCGATCAGACAAGGATATTGGTGAAATCTCAAATGAGCTTAAACGCATGGCAGGTGACTTTGATTGTCCTGTAATTGCCTTAGCTCAGCTTAACCGTAACTTAGAGAACCGCCCAAACAAACGCCCTGTAAACGCAGATCTAAAAGAATCAGGCGACTTAGAGCAAGACGCAGACATCATCATGTTTATTTACCGCGATGAAGTCTACAACAAGGATTCTAAAGAAGCAGGTACAGCAGAAATCATCATAGGTAAGGCTCGTAACGGCTCAATTGGCACAGTTCGATTAGCTACAGACTTGTCACGCGCAACTTTCGCTGACTTAAGCCCTGAGTATTACCAGTCTATGGAAGAGAGAGGTGCAGCGTGAAAGCAATAAAACGAGTTAAAGCATTCCAAAACATTTTTGACATTTTGTTATTCGCTACACATGCAACACAACCTTTCACGATGAAGGATTTGCATGACCATGTGTTAGATGCACCTAACAACACTATCCAATGCTATGTGCAGGAATTAATTAAAAGCGGCTACTTGGAAAAGGACTCATACGCAACTTACAAAGCAACTCAGTTTGCAAAGGACTTGCTGAATGTTAAAGGGGAGCTGAAAGCATGATCGAATTTGTAGATTACACCTCAATGATGAAGCTGCGCAGAGCGTACAACCTCGGTACTCGTAATGAAGAAACAAGAGCAGCAGCGAACCTCTATGAGAAATTAAGAAAGCTGAAAATGCTAGACCAGCTTAAGCAGGAAGCCATGACTAAACGTTACAAGGAGGCGGTATGAAACCAGAACAGTTTATTCGCGATTTCGGGGTGGAGAAGGCGAGAGAGGTGGTTGATGGGGCGCCTAGCAATGCTGAGAGCTTCCAAGATGGCTACTACTTCAGAACAAAACCACAGTTTGAATTTCACAATGGCATTCATGAGGCTTGGAACTTAACTGATAACGATGGCGAGTACTTCAAGAAGCGTGGCTTTGAACCAGTAAAAATCAATGACCTGAAAATGATGTTGGAAAGCATCCGCATCGTGGATCAGTTCGGTGGAATAGAAAAAGCAAAGCTAGTTGCGAAAACCAAAGACGGGATGGGTTACTTGAAGGGATGCATCAAAGACCACGAATCAATATACGGAGGCGGGGAATGAATAGCATCTGGTTTACGTTGTTCTTCTGCTTATGCTGCTTTATTTGGGGCTTTGCGTATTCGTATGGCAGTTGGGTTGAGAAAGCAACTAATGGTCAGCCTTTTGAAGTGAAAGGCAAGGTTTACAAAATCATTGAATTGGATGTTGTGGAAAAAGGAGCCAGCCATGAGTGAGTTTAAAGCGGGCGAACAAGTCAAATACAGGTTTAAGAATGGCGTAGCAACCTTTGTTTATTACGGGGCAATTTCACCTAGAAACAGCTTTATTAAATTTGCTGGCGATAAGGATAACACTATGGTTCTTAGTCATCACTTAACGCGCATTGACAATGACATGGGCGACGACTTCCCCATAGAAAACCGCATCAGCCCACATTGCCAATCGAGGGATGTTTGAGATGGATAAGTGTAGAGAAGAGTTTGAAAAGTGGTTTGAAGAGACGCACGATGTGATCATCACAACTCAGTTTAAAAAAGAGGGTGAAAGGTATCTTGATAGAAACGTGCGCAGATCATTTGAAACATGGCAGCACCAGCAAGCGAAAGTGGAGGAGCTGCAAAAGCGTTTAGATGGGGCATTAAAAGAGACTCAATATGCTTTGCAGTATGTTGAAGAAGACATGCGCGGCAATCATGAATTTCTACAAATGGCAATGATTCGAACCCTTAAAGCTATAGAGCAAGTGCTCAAAGGTGGTGCTTGATGTCATCAGTCAGCATTGCTGAATACCGCAAGTTATTTCCCATAAAGAAAAATAAAAAGCGGCGTTCAGCAAAGCAAGTTGCTAGACAACCAAGTGTGGGTGAAATGGTACTGGCAACGCATTTAAGAGCGTGCAAGATTGGTTTTGAACAGGAATATAAATTCCATCCAACACGTAAATGGAGAGCAGATTTTTTAATAACGGGTACAAAGATTTTGATTGAGGTAGAAGGTGGTATCTGGAGCGGAGGCCGTCATACAAGAGGTAAGGGCTACATAGGGGATATGGAGAAATACAACTCCGCAGCAATGATGGGTTTTACAGTTTTACGGTTCAGTACTGAGCAAGTTAAGTCCGGTATGGCATTAAAGCAAATTGAATTATTAATTAAGGGTAAATAGGAAGGCGATTATGCTAGTTGAAAAGTTTGATTTTATTGAGTTACTTCGCCTTGCTATTGCTCAAAGCGAAGGTAAAGGAAAAATTACTAAGCATGTTGTTTTGGGAGAAATTGCCTTATTGCCTGCAGGTGCAAAAAAATGGGCAGAATTACTGCTTGAACGTGTTGATTTTGAGCGCATTGCAGAAATCACAGAAACAAAGAAAATTTATGAGACCAGGATAATTAATGGTAAGGAATCAAAAAAGCGTATTGGTGAAATACCGGGTAAAGTTGAAATAAAAAAAGGGGAGATTAACTCAGCTGATTTTTTCCGCGTTAGAAACGTACTGGCGGGGAAGATCCATCGTGAAATGATCAAAAAGAACTTTAAGCCAAATAATTGTCAGGGCGATTTATCAAATGTGGCCAAAGGTATTGCTGAGGTTGTTTTGCGTGGGCGATTATTTACAAAGGCAATGTGTGGCCATTGCCAGGGATTAGGCAAATTGGAGTTATTCAATGAAAAGGGATATCCAAACGGCTCTAAATTTTGTGATAAATGTGGTGGTACGGGGAAACGCCCTTATACATTGCATGAAAAAATCACGATCGCAAAATTAAAAGTATCTAAATCTGGATATTCTGAGCGCTATGAACCATACGAGTTAATTGCTGAAGCATGTATAGAGAATTGGGAAAACAGTATTAGAACAAGCTTGGCTAGATCGTTTCATTTTGAATCAGAAGAAATCACCCTTGCTTGACATAAACAGAACGGTTGAGTATAAGTATTTCTAAAATGGGCGCTTTATACATGGATCGCCAGAAAAATTTAATAGAAGCTCACTAATTTTAGTGGGCTTTTTGTGTATCTAGAGCATTGAAAATGGAAAACACCTGGCATGCTGACCAAGAAAAACCAGAATTACGGCCAGATGAAAAACCTTTGAATTGCCCATTTTGTGGATCTGATTCAATTTGTACGGATTCTTCACATTATGGAAAACCAGATGAAGACGGCTCTATAGCGTGGGATGCTTTCACATGGTGTCATGATTGTGGATCAAAAGGCCCTAGTGCTTGGGCGATGATCGCTTGGGATGAAAATTTTCATTACGACACTGTTTATGAAGAAAGATCAATTGTTAATTATGCTATTCGCCAGTGGAATACACGCAAATAAGATTTTTAATCTCGTGAGGGGTGTTTTATAAGCACACCTCTCTTTTAGCCGGACGGATTACGGCGCAAACGGCCCCGCTACATACTAGTTATTGGCGGGGCTTTATATTTTTACAATTTCGAAATATATTATTTTTTTTAATTTTGGAAAAGAATAATGACAGTAGAAAATAGAATTGAAGAGGCTAGAAGGAACTATAGCGAAAAATATGGTACTGAACCTGAATTTGTTTTAATAGAAGCAGATGCGGCCTCATTCATTCATGGTAAACGTTTTAATGGTGGGGATATGGCTAATAAAGATTATACTTTAAAAGCTGTAAATCAACTCAGTGGTTGTATACCTATTTTAGTTCCCAAATATGGTCATGAATTTAAGTTATTTGAAGAAAAAGATCTTCTTCAAGCAATAGAGCAATTTAATCAAGGTAATATTGAAAATAGATGTGTAAAGATTAAAAAAGAAGTACCTACAGCTTGGCTTGATTCTCCCCTAAAAAGATCAATAGCTAATTATAGGCTTGAAGTTGTTGAGATTCCTGTTTCATATGTAGATGCTTTTATGACGTATAAGGAATCGAAGTCTAGTTAATTATAAGCCTCCGAAAAGGAGGTTTTTTTATTTCTGGAGTAATTATGAAAAACGAAGTTGGCTTTCATGTTCCTGTTCGTCCAATGCCTCCAGAATGGCTTTTTGAAATGGATACACCAAACTTTGCACCAGCTCCAGAAATATGGGAATGGATTAAACAAGTATTTCTAGATCCAAAATCGAAATTATTTAATCCTGATCACATGCACTTACGTTCATTTCGATATCCCGATATTGCTGTGATGTGGGCTAGATCTGGCTTTAAAAAGCAGGGACGTCAGGTTATCGGTACTACTGAAAAAGTCATGATCAATGCTGGTGGTTGGAAGAAAGAACGACAAGAAGAACAATACATCCAGTGGTTCAATTATTTACCTGAATACTTAATTACTTTTGATGCTTCATATTCACGTATAGCAAGTGATGTGAACTTTTGTGCTTTGGTTGAACACGAGCTTTATCACATTGCACATAAGAAGGACCAATACGGGACACCAGCTTATAACAGAGAAACTGGTATGCCTAAGTTAGCTATTCAAGGTCACGATGTTGAAGAATTTACTGGCGTTGTTCGTCGATATGGAGCAAGTGAGGATGTTATGCGGATAGTTGAAGCAGCTAATAAAAGACCGCAGCTGTCACGGGCAGATGTTCATTATGCTTGCGGCACTTGTAACTTGAAGGTGGTTTAAATTTTTTTTGCCACTCTACTTGGACGTACTTGGACGGATAGAGATAAATGGCAAGGCTTAATAAACGGGTGAAACTCTATATAGTACGGTCACTTGCTACCTATGAGACACCTAGTGAAACAGCAAGAGGCGTCCAAGAAGAATTTGGTATCACCGTAACCAAACAGCAATGTGAAGCATACGACCCAACAAAGAAAACAGGGCAGGACTTAAGCGAAGAATTTAAAACTGAGTTCTACAGAGTGCGCAAGGAAATGAACGACAACCTTAGCGCAATCCCAATCGCAAATATTGCCTACCGCCTCAAGCGTCTACAACGGTTCATCGATCATGAACAATTCAAAGAAAACCCAGTCATTGTGCCGAGCCTTTTAGAGCAGGCAGCTAAAGAGGTTGGTGGACTTTATACCAATCGAAAAGAAATTACAGGCAAAGACGGCGGTCCAGTCCAAACAGTTAATTCAGAAATTCCAGTTCCAATGGAAGATTACTTAAAAGCGCGGAGGGAAGTCTTAGATGAGTACTGATGCGGCTCGGGATAAAGCCATCCGGATCGAGGCGCAAGAAGATTTATATTTCTTCACAAGGTACATGTTTAAGGAGCGCCGTGGTTATAAATGGATGCAGAACTGGCACCACTTAGAAATCTGCGAAGCTTTAATGAAAGTTTATCGCGGAGAGATAAAGCGGTTAATTATTAACGTTCCACCACGATATTCTAAAACTGAAATTGCTGTAATTAATTTCATGGCTTGGTGTTTTGGTAAGAATCCAGACTGTGAGTTTATTCATATCAGTTACTCGGCAATGCTTGCCGCAAACAATGCCTTCCAAATACGAACTCTTGTGCAAGAAGAGGCGTATAGGAAAGTCTTTCCTGAGCTTACATTGCGTGATGATAGTAAGGCTAAAGACTTCTGGAGAACTTCTCAAGGCGGGGTCTGCTATGCAACTGGTACAGGCGGTACGATTACCGGTTTTGGTGCGGGAAAACTTCGTAAAGGCTTTGGTGGCTGCATTATTATTGATGACCCACATAAAGCACATGAAGCTTCATCAAAAACTATTCGAGAAGGGGTAATTGATTGGTTCCAAAACACCCTTGAGTCGCGTACTAACTCACCAGATACACCGATTATCGTCATCATGCAGCGTCTACATGAAGATGATTTGGCTGGATGGTTGCTAGGTGATAGAAAAGACGGCGTTCCTGTAGCTGGTGGTAATGGTGAAGTGTGGGAGCATCTATGTCTTTCTGCTATTCAGGAAGACGGTTCGGCACTATGGCCAGCAAAACACAATATTCAAAAATTGAGGCAAATGGAGCAAGCTGCGCCGTATGTTTTTGCCGGGCAATATCGACAAATGCCATCACCGCCAGCAGGCGGTTTTTTTAAGCCCGACAATATTCAAATTGTTGATGCTTTGCCTGCAGATGTATTGAAACAAGTTAGGGCTTGGGACTTCGGGGCAACCGAAAATGAAGGCGACTTTACAGTAGGTGTGCGAGAAGCTCTAGGCGCAGATGGTTTTACTTACATTGTCGATGTTACAAGAGGACAGCTTGGTCCAGACAATGTGAATAAGCGTTTAGAACAAACAGCAAAAATAGATGGGAAAAAAGTTTCTGTGCGTCTACCACAAGATCCTGGTCAAGCTGGTAAATCGCAAGCTAGTTCATTTGTGAAGCTTCTTGCGGGTTATAGCGTGATAGCTAAGCCAATTTCAGGTGACAAGCTTACACGGGCACAACCCTTTGCGGCCCAAGTTAACGTAGGAAATGTACGAATGCTCAAAGGTGAATGGAATAAGGACTTTATTGATGAGCTTCGTCACTTTCCTAACGGTACACATGATGACCAAGTGGATGCAGCCTCTGATGCGTTTAATGAATTACATGAAGGTTTTGAAGCCTTCTTTGCTGATATGGGATTTGCACGATGAGTGATGTAACTTTTCAACATCCTGAATATGTTAAAAACTTGCCATACTGGCAAAAACTTGATGATGTTTGTGAAGGTGAAGATGCAGTTAAGGCTAAAGGTGAAAAATATTTGCCGATGCCAAATGCTCATGATAAATCACCTGCAAATAAAAGCGCTTATGAGGCTTATCGTACCCGTGCAGTCTTTTATGAAGTTACTGGTACTACCTCAAATAGTTTGGTTGGAGCAGCTTTTGCAACTGATCCAAGTTTTAAATTTCCTCCAGAACTTGCACATTTAGAACGTAATGCGAATGGAGCAGGCCTTAGTACTTATCAACTGGCTCAAAATGGTATTCGCCATTTATTAAAACATTATCGTTGCGCTTTATACGTAGATTACCCGGATGTATTACCAGCTCGTAATCTAGCGGAATTTAAAGCACAAAAAGCCTATCCGATGATTCATTTGCTCAATGCCCTTGATGTAGTGAATTGGGATTCAGTAATGGTCGATAACCAAAAAAAACTTTGTCTCGTGGTTATCCGTGAATTTAGGTCTGAGCGCGGTGCTGATGGCTTTAGTAAAACCGAACAAGAGCAATATCGTGTACTTCGTTTAGAGCAAGAGGGTAATGGGGAATATATCTATTCAGTACAGGTATACACAAAGGGAGAAAAGAGCAATTGGCTTGGTGGAGAGAAGAAATTTCCAACGGATTATAATGGTAATTTTTGGACTTATATTCCATTTACCTTTGTAGGAGCCAATGATAATTCTGAAGAGATTAAGAAGCCGCCATTACTTCCTTTGGCCAATCTCAATTTAGCCCATTATCGTGACAGTGCGGACTTTCAAGAGTCCGTTTTTTTTATGGGTCAACCTCAATACTATGCGAAAGGTGTTAATTGGGAGTGGTATGACCAAGCGAAGAAACGAGGCATCTATATTGGCGCGAAAGTTCTTTTGCCTTTACCTGAAAATGGTGGATTAGGAATTGTTCAAGCCGACCCTAATACTCTTGCCCGGGAAGCGATGAAAGATAAGTGGGAAAAAATGAAGGAGATGGGGGCGCGTTTAATTGAGAAGGGTACTGCGGGTAAAAAGACCGCCACCGAAGCGAATAGCGATGACGCCGTTCAGCATTCAGTTCTTTCGCTCTGTGTAGTCAATATGAATGAAGCCTTGTCAGCAGCATTACGATGGGCAGCAAAGTTTGTAATGCCAGATGTTGATGTTCTCTCTAAGGACGAATTGGTATTTGAAATTAGTCAGGAATTTAACAAGCAAGGTTATTTAGCTGAGTTAGCTAGACAGTTATTTGAAGCAGCTTTACAAGGCCGATCTTCATTTAAATCATGGTGGGAATACAACCAAACAGGTATGTTCCCTAAACAAAAATATGAAGAAGAGCTACAGAATGTTGAAGCAGAGCAAGATGGAACTTTAAATCAAAGGTAGAGTGAGATGGCAACAGATATCAAAAAACTATTTGAAGCACTCACTCAGCACCAGGCCTACCTTTATCGTGCTTCATCGAAAACGGTAAATGAGCTATTGGCTTTATTCAATGATGATACGAGCAAGATGCTTTCTAAGCTTCGGGATTTATTGGATGAGCTTAATGAGTCGGAGAAAGTTGCTTTAGCTGGTGGTAAATATACAACTTCGAACTTAAGGGAAATTAGGGATTTGATTTCCCAATGGTTTGCCAGTGTTAATTTAGCATTACCTGAAGCTTTTGCCGTTTCTGCTACGGCGCTGGCTGTTTATGAGGCTAATTACGTAGCCAAGCTCTATGGAGCAAAAATTAATAAGCCTGACGGGGAAAAACTATTTTTATCCGCCAAAAAAGCTCCGTTGGCAGGTGGCGCTCTTGTCGATGATCTGCTTTCAAGAATTGCTGAAAGCGCCCGTCAAAAGGTTGAGTATGCAATTCGAGATGGTATTAATTCAGGCAAAACTAACCAAGAAATTGTTCAGCGCATTCGTGGTACCAAACGGCTGAATTATGAGGATGGCATTTTAAACGGTACCAAGACGGATATTGAACGTACCGTAAGAACTGTACGGAGCCATGTAGCCAATCAAGCCTATCTAAATAGCTTCAACCAAATTGGCTTTGAATATGTCCGATTTGTTAGCGTTTTAGATGGCCGAACTTCTAAGCTTTGCGCTTCATTAGATGGTTCAGTGTGGGCGATTAATGATCCTGCAAAGCGTGTACCGCCGTTACATCCTAATTGCCGCAGCATTCTCGTACCAGTTGAGAAGGACGGGGAGCTAGTTGGAGAACGCCCGTATGTGATGGATGAGCGAAGAGTGAAGGACATTCCAAAAGATGAGCGAAGCCAATTAATAGGGCAGCTAGATGCCAACACTACATTTAAAGAGTTCTTCAAAAAGACAGATGACTTCTTCCAAAAAGAGTGGCTAGGGCCGAAGCGTTACAAGCTCTATAAGGAAGGAAAATTTGATTTTGATAAGTTCTTCGATCCTGAGGGGCGGTTATACACATTGGACCAACTTCGAAAGTTGGATGAGCAGACATTTAAGGAGTTGGGATTGTGAAAAAAGTAACTATGACTCAAGCACAATACATCCTAAGTACAAATCTTATTGTTGTGCCATTTGTAAGGAGGTTGATTCCAAGATATATAGCTATTTTAGGATATAACTTTAAACAGCCCAAAGCACAGATTCCGCATTAAACCTAATTCAAACCATAGCACCATCGGGTGCTTTTTTTGTGAGAAGAAAATGCCAAGCCCTATTATCCAATATTTCCAATATGAACATTTACCTGAACATTTGCAGCAAGTTAGTAAGCCAATTGGTGATTTAGCTCGGCAAATGGATGAGCAACTTCCTGACGGGCCTGAAAAATCCACAGGATTAAGAAAGCTACTTGAAGCAAAAGATGCATTTGTACGCCAAGCTTTAAGTAAATAATCATTTATAGAAATGAAGCGTCCTAAAGGGCGCTTTTTTATTGCCTGCCGAAAGCGGATGCCAACGGCGAATCCGGGCGGATGCCCATTTTGTATATATAGGTTGGATGACCAATGAAACTTAAAACAGTAACAATCGACGGTAAAGTTTATGCGGAAGTAGACGGCGATAAGCCGATCTATATTCATGATGACGGCAAAGAAATGCCACATGATGCACCACACTCGGTAGCAACAATTGCACGCTTAAACAATGAAGCTAAAACACAACGTGAAGCCAAAGAAGCAGCCGAAAAAGCATTAAAAGCTTTTGAAGGAATTGAAGACCCAGCGGCAGCTAAAAAGGCATTACAAACAATCCAAAATCTCGACGATAAAAAGCTGGTGGATGCCGGTGAAGTTGAGAAAGTTAAAGCTGAAGCTATCAAAGCAGTTGAAGAAAAATATGCTCCGATTGTTGAGCAACGTGATGCTCTAGAAGCCTCTTTACATAAAGAACTTATCGGCGGTGGTTTTGCTCGTTCTAAGTACATTCAAGACAACATTGCAGTACCTGTGGATATGGTGCAAGCGACCTTTGGTCATCACTTCAAAATCGAAGAGGGCAAAGTGGTTGCATACGATCAGAACGGTGAAAAGATTTATTCACGTGTACGTCCCGGTGAACTTGCAAATGTTGATGAAGCTTTAGAGTCATTGGTTGGTGGATACCAGCATAAAGACTTAATTCTTAAAGGTGGTAAAGGAACTGGTGGCGGTTTTCAAGGTGGGGGCAAAGGTAGAGCGCCTGCAGGAATGAAACGCAGTGAAATGTCTGTTTCTCAGAAAGCAGAATACATCAAAGAACATGGCAATGATGCCTTCCTAAAACTACCGAACTAATCATTATATATTTGGAGATAAGTAGTTATGACTACAACAGTTAATTCCGACATGATCATCTACAACCAACTGGCTCAAACTGCTTATTTAGAGCGTTTACAGGACAATTTGAATGTCTTTAATGAAGCTTCCAATGGTGCGATTATTTATCGTAATGAAATCATTCAAGGTGACTTCAATAAAAATGCATTCTACAAAGTTGGTGGTAGCATTAAACATCGCGATGTGAACTCCAATGCAAAAGTAACTCCGGAAAAAATCGGTGCTGGTGAGTCGGTAGGTGTAAAAATTCCATATAAATATGGTCCTTATGCATCTACTGAAGAGGCATTTAAACGCCGTGCTCGTACACCAGAAGAATTTGCTATGGTTGTTGGTTACGATCTTGCAGATGCATTGGTTGCAGGACGTTTAGAGTACAGCTTAGCTTCTTTAAAAGCTGCTATTTCTAGCAATCCCGACATGGTTGCGAAAGGGAGTATCGTTGTTGATGGCCGCAAAGCATTAACTCGTGGTATGCGAAAGTTTGGTGATAAGTTTGGCCGTATTGGTTTATGGGTGATGAACTCAGATACATATTTCGATATTGTCGATGATGCAATCACTAAGCAAATTTATGGTGAATCTGAAATCGTTATCTATGGAGGTTTACCCGGTACATTAGGTAAGCCAGTCTTGGTGACTGATGCTGTAGGGGATAACGATGCTTTTGGCTTGCAGTATGGCGCTGTTACTGTAACTGAATCACAAGTACCGGGCTTCCGAGCTTATGACATCAATGATGAAGAAAACTTAGCAATCGGTATGCGTGCTGAAGGTGCATTTAACTTAGATATTCTTGGTTATAGTTGGGATACATCGAAAGGTGAAAATCCTGACCTTACATTACTTGGTTCAAGTGCTAACTGGATCAAATATGCGACCAGCAACAAAATGACAGCAGGTACCTTACTTGATTTATCGGGTACAGCGACAACTGGTTAAAACCTAAAAATTAAAATCTAAGGGGGCTAATAAGCCCTCTTTTTTATTATTAAGAGAAAAGCGCCATGAAGATTATCTATACACGTATTGCAGCAGTGGCTGCATTAGAGACGGGCATTATTGCTAACCCTGACTATTATGAAAACCCAAATTTGAAAGCAAAAGAGGTAATTATTTACGGTAATTATCCAAAGATTCAAAAGGATTATGAATCTTTGGAAGTTCCAGTTGAAGTTCGTAAGTTGGAAGAGCCACAAAAAACGACTTTGGCCACAGTAAATGTCGCAGTGGGAATTACCCCTGAACTTCAAGCTGTGATGGATGATGCAAAAGCTGAATGCGAAAAGGTAGTTGAAGAAAACACTCAGCTTAAGCAGAAAATTGCCATCTTAGAGCAGGCCGGTGGTAACCAATCAGAGTTGTTATCTGAGAATTCACGCTTAAAAGATGCAGCAGTCTTAGCAGATAAAGCTCTCAAAGATGCTGAAGCTCAAGTTGTCGGTATTAAAGCTGAATTTGAAGCTTTTAAAAACGATATTCCTGCAATGCAAACACGTATTGCTGAATTAGAAGCTGGAAAAGCGGAAGAAAATCCAGCTACAGAAACGGCAGCTAATGATTTTGAAAATTGGTCAAATGATCAATTAAAAGAGTATTTGGCTAGTAAAAACATTGGCTACAAGCCATCTGCAACAAAAGCAGAACTCCTTAAATTAATCCCGAAGGAATAATGCAATGAGCTTTATTACTGTAGATGACGCAAATTCAATTTTGGGCAGCGATTTTGCACCAGACAGTGATAAAGCTCGTCTGGTTCAACTGGCAAATGTCTGGATGAAAAAACGGATTGGTTTTGTACCAGATCCAATTGATCCACTTCTTAAAGATGCTTCGTGTGAAATTATCAAAGGAATTCTGGCCAAGGAAATTTATAACGGCAAAGACCAGCAGCTGAAGCGCAAGAAAGTTAAAGCTGATTCTGTTGAATCTGAAAAAGAATACCAAGACGGATCTGAAGCAATTTCAAGCTTTGAACAGATAGCAATTGATTTTATTGATTCACTTGATTTGAAAGATCCAAATGCAAGTTTTAATGGCTTTGGCATACCACTTTATAGGGCATGATATGGGCTTACGTGACGAAATTCAGGCAGATATTGCCGAAGCATTTAATGAAGATCTAGCGGACGCCGTTCATACCTTTACATGTGAGCGGATTTCAAGAAAAGATTGGGATCCTAAAACTGAAACGTATGTCGAAGTTAAAGAAAACTATTCTGGTCGTGGCGTTCTGTTTGGCTCATACAGTCAATATGAGATCCAAACACTTGGAGTTCTGGCCACAGATAAGAAGGCTACCGTGCTTCAAAATGAAGTGTCCATGACACCTAAAATTGATGATGAATGGCTAACAGCTTTAGGCTCATTTCGAGTTATCCATATTCAACAAGATCCAGCCAGTACAATCTGGAAATGTCAGCTTCGAAAAGTGTAGGAGCTAAAATGGTTAATCTTGATTATGTTCCTGAATGGTATATCTCGCCTTTCCAACATGTGCAGTACACGCTTGCTCGAAATCAACTACACATGGATTTGTTATTTGAAGATATGGATAAAGCCGATCAATTTTTGGATATGGGAGCGGATGCACAGGTTAGTACTTTTTCAGATGGTGCTTATGCAATTGTCCAAATCGGTGATACTGCAGATAAAGATAAAATTCAAGTTTATGGATTGCTTTTACATGAAGCTGTTCATATCTGGCAAATAGTAAAACGGAGAATGGGTGAGCGTGAGCCTAGTGTGGAATTTGAAGCTTATTCAATTCAGGCAATCGCTCAAGACCTATTTGAAATGTTCGAAGCTAGTGAGGTAAATCATGGGATGGAAGGGGAAAAAGCCGACTAGTTTTAGTCTTGAAGTATCTAAAGCAGCAGAAGACCATGTAAAGAATATTGTCATGGATACCGTGCAATCCTTAGTTAATTTAAGTCCTGTTGATACTGGCGCATACCGTGCTTCACATATTGTTTCGGTTGGAGCCGCTGATTACGGTGTGCGTGAACCTGAAACAAACCCTATTAACGACGCAGCGATTCAGGCAATGAAGATTAAGTTAGGTAATTTGGTTTATATCCAGAACAATAAAGCTTATGGACCGCGCTTAGAAAACGGCTGGTCTGATCAAGCACCACAAGGTATTTATGGCCTCACGTTTAACTTTATTTCTCAAAAGTACGGTGGCTAAAATGGCAATGACTTTAGAGCAGACAAGGCAAGCTATTATTGAGCACATGCAAGCTTTCACAGGCATTGCTCAGGAAAGAATTCAGTATCCAAATGCACCCAGCTTTACGGTTCCAAAAGAAGGTATATGGTGCCGTTTGACTATTGCAGGCGGCCCGAGCTTTATTTCAGGCATTGCAGATAAGCCATGTACACGCCGTACCGGTAATATCATGATTCAATGCTTTGATCGACTTCATGTGGGAGAAAAAGCTTTAACGGTTCTTGGTGATGCTTTGCTGGCACATTTTGAATATTTCACAATCGAACACTTAGAATGTTTGAATGGACAATCTATTTATGCGGGTAAAGATGCTGATTTCATTCAGTATAATGTGAGCATTGGGTTTAAGGTGAATTGATATGTCATGTATGCTGACTTTAGAAGAAATCGAAATTAAACGGCAAGAGCTGGAACGACATCTTGAAGATGTTATGGCTGTTGAACTGAAGAAGTGGCAAAGCGAAAATAAGCTTTGTGTTTCCGATGTGAATATACGTTTGGCCAATGTGAATAGTCTTGGTGGAACTAAACATAATGTAGTTACTGGAGTAAGTGTTGATTTAGATTACAAACCTTAAATTACTTTAATTAAATGACCGCTAAGAAGCGGTTTTTTTATGCCTTATTCACTACCACCTCATCGGTGGTTTTTTTTATGTCTATAGGAATCACTTATGAGCAATTTTGTTTTTAAGCGTGGTGACACTTTCAACTTAAATCTGCAGCTAGTTGATATGGATGAAGCGCTGCAATATCCAGCCAATGATGTACGTCGAGCAATCAATTTAACGGGGTATACCTTTACTTCGCAAGTTAAAACTCTGGATGGAACCGCCGTTGCAACTTTCACTTGTACAGCTTTAAACCAGAGTACACAAAAGGGGTGGCTAAATGTTAAGTCCAGAGCAAGTACTGCAACGTGGCCATTGGGTTTGTGTCAGATGGATATTAAGGCCGTTGTTGGTGGTGTCGTTCAACATACTGAAACATTGGTATTCCAAGTGATTGATGGAGTAACAGCGTAATGGCAAATCTTTTATTTAGATTCAGTTGGGACCACCGACCTTTTGTATATAACTCTTCTCAAGGTAAGCGGCAATTTATGCTGCCTTTTGCTTCTGGCATTCCAAACCTCACTCCAGACTGGACTCAGGTAATTGGGCTGGGTCCAGCGGCAACAAGAGGTGTTGGAGTAGAAGGCGGTAATGTAGCAGCTTATGGTTCTTATGGTTTATCTAACTTAGGTTATGGTGGATCTCCAACTTCAGAAGCCGGAAATGATATTGATGCTGGTTATAAAGCAGGGGGACAAAAGACTCGTTTTAAGAATGCACCCACTAGTAGTTATACAAATCCCTATATAGCTGCTTATGCACCTTCTATCGTGGTTACTCGTGGAGAATTTACAGGTACGGAGTTATTTTTACCATATTACACCTCAACCCGTGCCAATAACATGGCAGTAATTGCATGGAGTTATAACCCATCTACTGAAAATCTCAGTAAAACCGAGCAAATCGTTTATACAAGTAAGAACAATGTTGTTTATACAACTGATAACAGCGCGACCAGCGGCAAGTTGGTTACTGTTGAGACTTCTGGCGAACTTCGCTCCAAGGGGTTTACTGTTGATTCGAACGGGGTTTACAAGGCAGCTTCACCGATTGCAAGACTATTTGCTGATTCACTTGAACTCAATGAAGATGCCTCAAAACAGCCGATTAACTTTGAAAAGTTAGGTACAGGTGACTACCTGATAAAAGGTTCTCTCGGATTTGCTAAAGAAGGCTGGTACATTGAAATGCCTAAAGATGCAAACGGTAATGTTCTTGTTGCTGTGTCTTATGAGCAGCATGAAGATGGGGATATTGCAGTAAAAACCTACAAGAAAAAATTTGATATCGAAACAGCCTCAATTATTCCTGATTTCGATAATCCTGTAGATATTCCAGAAACTCGCTGGATTGATATTCGATTGCATGAAGAACTCGAACCAGAGCCTGAAGAACCGTTGAGTGAAACACCATTGGAGTTCCAGCCTACTAACTTATCTCAGGCAGTAGCTGCAGCCATGATTGGTGTGGAACCGCCAGAAATCTCCGACACAGATGCAACATCTTAAAAACCCGCAAATTTAGCGGGTTTTTTTACGCCCATTTTTTATAACTTCCCGCTGATGAAGCGGGTTTTTTATGCCTAAATTTTGGAGAACCATAAATGAGTTCAGGCGCAAAAATTCGATTATATGCTTGTGAGGAAGCAGTTTTAGGAACTACTCCGGCAAATCCAGTCTGGTACACTGTTCGCCGTGTTACTGATAGTTTGACTGAAAACGTTACTACTGAAGATAGCAGTGAAGTAGTTGATTCACGTTTTCGCCAAGGTGCTGTTGTAACGGAAGCCGAAGTAACTGGTCAACTAGAGTTTGAATTATCACTAGGTACCTTTGACTTATTCTTAAATGTTCTCGCTTTCAATAACTGGGCTGCAAATGCTTTAAGTTTTGGTGGTGGAGTACGTAAGTCTCTTACCTTGGTAAAAGTCTTTAAAGATATTGGTCAAGTCTTTATTTATCGTGGTATTCAAGTGAATACAGGTGAAATGACGATCCAGACCACAGGCAAAATCACTGGTAACTTTGGTTTAGTAGGTAGCTCATTTACGCGACAGCAGGTTAATCCTGTTACAAATCCTATTCCAGCATCGACTCGCCCTCTGGTGAGTATGCCAAACGTTGAAAAGCTACTTATTAATGGTCAGTCAATTCAAGGGAAAGCTTGTCTGCAGACACTTACCATCAACTTTAGTAATAATTTAGAAGCGATCCGTTGTATCGGTTCAGGTAAGTACACGCCTGAGTTCTACTTAGAGAAAATGATGGATATTGGCGTAAATGCTAATTTCATGTTTTCAGCAACATCTGCCGCATGGATTGATGCCATTAAGACCCGTGATGTATTTACATTGACCTTTGATATTACAGACACAAAAGGCAGTAAGTACTCGTTTAATTTCCCGCAACTTGAAGTTAAGGAAGCTAATCACCCGGATGGCGGCGGTGATGACATCATTACAATAGATATCAATTTTGCCCAAGTGCGTACCAGTCCAACGATTGTACGTGCTCTTGTGTAATCAACTTATTCAGTAACAAAGCCTATGGAAACCCATGGGCTTTTTTATTTCTAAAAATTAGAGGTTGTTATGGCTTTAAAAGTCGGAATTATTAAAAGCTCGGACGTATCAAAATGGTGTGAATACAAGGGGGCTGATGGCGAGGTACAGGCAGAATTCAAAGTCCGTGGTATTGCCTATAAACCTTTTCAGGTAGCTATTGAACGAGCAGGAAACCAGATTTCATCCAAAGGCTATGATGTGATGGTCAAAGATGAAAATGCCAAGCTTTACCATGAACTTTTAATGGATGCATGTGCTGCCCATTTAATTGAAGACTGGAAGGGTGTGGTATTCGCCGAGATCGTAGACGGTAAAACTGTTGAGTCCGAAAAGCCATACACTCCTGAGAATGCCTCAAAGCTTCTTAATCTTGGTGATATTGGTATTTCAATCTGGTTATTCATTAAAGAACAGGCTCAGAAGATTCAGGAAGAAGCCGACAAGGACAAGGCTTTAATTCTGGGAAAGTCATCGAGCTCTACAAATACCAAAAAACGTATGCGTCGAAAACGCCGCACGAAATTGAACAAATCAAATTCTTAGGTGGCCACATTCCGGATCCACCAGAATATTCTTATGCGGCTGAATCCATTCTTTCGGCATTTAGCACTATATGCAGATCCAGACGATATGAGCAGGGTATCCCTTTATCTTTAGATCAGCAGGCAATCAATGTCTATGCAGAGCATAATGATTTGCCAGTGGCTGCTCATATTTTTAATGACTGTATTTTTGCGTTGGATAACCTGTTTCTGGATGAGGCGCATAAGAAAATATCAACCAAAAGCAAAGGTAAGTGACCAAATCGGGTATTGCCAGGGGCTGCAAAGCCCAATTTGGTCAAAACGTCAAACAATTGAGCAGTTGTTCTTAAACGCGACTCAAAATAACGCAGTCGATGTTACAAAATACTTGATCTGGATTGACAGAAAATTACCTTTAAGGTATTGCGCGTGATTATCAAATGATGAATAATCACCTTACCGTCAATATTTGACGGTTCGGCATTCTTTTACTCTTTTGAGAACCTTGGTGTTTGCTTGTATGTGTTTAACATTAACTGAAGCTAAACAAAAACTTAGAGCATCTGCTAGAGATACTAGCAGGATCAAGTTAACTACACATGCAAAAGAAAGAATGAAAGAACGCTGTATCTCCATGAAGCAAATTATTTGCTGTTTTGAACATGGAGACATCACTGAGGGACCATATTTGGATGCTCGTGGAACTTGTAAAGCAAATGTTTCTGTTCGTACTGCTGGTGAATATATTACCGCTACAGTTGCATTTAAAGAGACCGCGAACGGTGACCTTTCAGTCGTAGTTACTACATTTTAAGAGTAGGCTAAATTATGTATCACTATGAAGAATGTGGCTTAAGTAATATTTGGCTACAGAATGGTTTTACTATTGAAAATGATGAGGAATTTGGCGAATTGGTATCAATCCAATCTGTCCATGAACTCCATAATGCCATAGGCCTATATTTAATAACTCATAAGCCAGAACTCAATGGTGAAGAAATAAGATTTCTTCGTAAAGAGCTAAATTTATCGCAAAAAAATCTTGCGGGGCTTTTACGTGTTGGCGAATCTAGTATTCGACACTGGGAAGCTGGTCGTTCGTTAATTGGAAAACCAACAGATTTATTACTCCGTGCTTTATATCAAGAGCACGTACAAGGTGATGGTGAATTAAGACAGTTAATTGAAAATCTTAATCATCAAGAAAGAACATTAGTTCCAAGTGAAATTAGTTTTTCATATGGAAATAACCATTCATGGCATCAAACCAATTGTGAAATAGCTTAGTTAGTTTTATTTGATAGAAACCACCTTCGGGTGGTTTCTCTTTATGTGACATTCAGTAACCGCTTTGTTAAAGTTAGTACACTTTATAACAAACGGTGAATTCATGAAAAAATTATTAGCTGCGGGTTTAATTGGTCTTGGGTTGGTGGGGTGCGCTACTCCAGCCTATAATTATCAAGCTATACCTAAAAATATAAGCAAACCGCCAATTGGATCAGTTAATAAAGCATTTGTGGGGGATCAAATGCTTGAACAGGGAATGGTGGTTGATCGTGAAGTTCTAAACGTCCCTGAAAATATTAAAATTAGTTTTGCTTATTCACTTACTTCAGGCATTTACTTAAAAACAGGCAAAAATGAAAAAGGGCAATATTTTCAGCCATTCAACACTGTCAGTGGTGGGGGGATGGTTCAGAAAAACCCTTTAGCTGACCCATTTAAAGTAGTTATGTTAGATACTGAAGGTAAGCTCTGTGTAGTAACAGTATTTAATGCAAAAAACTGTACTGATAAACATCAAGCTACTATGAAGACAGTAGCAATTGCATCAGATAATTCCTTCCAACAAACATTAATTTATAGTGGAAAATTTGGAAATAAAATTAATGTCGGGTACCGTGAATTCTCAAGTAATCAAGCACGTCCTGCATTCAATAATGATGTTGAATATGATTTAAGCCAATCTAAGCAAATAGGTTATAAAGGTGCTTTATTGGAAGTAATTGATGCCACTAATCAAGATATTACTTACAAAGTTTTGAAGAACTTTAACAAGGTAGATTAAGATGAGCACACCACAATATCAAACAATGAAAGAAAGTGAAGTTTGCAATGCCATCGGATGGGGGTTAATTGTTCTAGGTATTATATCTGGATTTATTTTTATACTTGTGTTTGGCCGAGTTGAAGTTCCAAGAACTTATTATGGCACCGAGACCGTATGGTCAGGAATCATGGTTATTACAGGTATCGGGATAATCTTAAATGGATTCTTAGTGGGCTATCTGTTCCAAAAGGTTGCCAGCATATTGAGATATCACGAGAACAAGAGCGCATCTTAAGCAAAAACACTAACCCAAAAATCAACCTTAACAACCCACTCATTGAGTGGGCTTTTTATTGCCTAGAGGAAAGTAAGATGGCACAAGAATCACGTCTCGTCATTGTAATTGATGCAAAAAATGCAGAACGAAATGCGCGCAATCTAGGCAATGAACTGGATAGTATTGAGCGTAAAGGTGAGTTTGCATCTAAGTCTATGGACAACTTATCTGTAGCTACGCGAGCACTAGCTGGGTATATGGCTGGGCTAGTAACAGTAAGTTCTGCCATTTCAAAGATGGATACATATACTGGACTACAAAACCGCCTTAAGTTGGTCACTAATAATCAAGTTGAACTAAATAAAGCTACGGAAGACACTTTCCGAATTGCTCAAAAAACCTATTCAGCATGGGATTCTGTTCTACAGGTCTACCAGCGTTTTAGTGATAATGCCAAAACTTTAAACCTCACAATGGATGACACAGCACGTTTAACTGAAACAGTTTCTAAAGCTGTAGCAATTAGTGGTGCAAGTGCAGAAGCTGCTGATGCAGCTTTAGTTCAATTCGGACAAGCGTTAGCAAGCGGCACATTACGTGGTGAAGAGCTTAATTCTGTAATGGAGCAAACACCAGCTTTAGCAAAAGCTATTGCTAAAGGTATGGGTATTACTGTAGGTGAATTACGTTCAGTAGCTGCTGAAGGAAAAATCACTTCACAGGAAATCGTTAAAGCACTTAAAAATGTCCAAGATGAAGTTGATGCTCTTTTTGCTAAAACTGATATAACAATCGGGCAGTCTCTCACACTCCTAAACAACGAGATCACAAAATTTGTTGGCGAAGCAGGTAAGGGAAGTGGTGCGGCACAGGTATTAGCTGGATCAGTTCAAACTCTTGCAAGTAATTTAGATTTAATTGCTGATGGGGCTTTAGTAGTTGGTATTGGATATATCACTCGTGCAATTTTGATGAAGAGCGCTGCTATTAAAGAGGGAATGGCTTCAACTTTAGCGAGCCGCCAAGCATCTGTATTAAATGCTCAAGCAGAATATGCAGAAGCTACCGCTGCTTTGAATGCAGCAAAAGCTCATCTCGCGAATGTGCGAGCAACAAATGCAGAAACCCAAGCTAAATTTGGAGCAACTGCGGCAGCAACTCGATACGCACAAGCACAGGCAGCAGTAACTGCTGCTACAAATGCACAAACAGCAGCTCAAATTAAGCTAAATACTGCAACTTCAATTGCAGGGAGACTAGCTAAAGGGGCGTTTGGATTAATTGGTGGGTGGGCTGGAGTTGCAACATTAGGAGTAATGGGATTAGCGGCAACCTATTCTTATTTTAATAATAAGGCAGAGGAGGCAAAGCAAAAGCTTGCTGAACAAGCTAAAGTTGCTGAGAAAGCTGATGAGGAGTTAAAAAAATTAACTGGCAATGATAAGGCTAAAGCAGTTAATGATTTAACTACTGCTTTTAATGCACAAAATAAAGCATTAGAGAAATCATCGCGTGCTGTAGGGTCTGCATTAATTGATATCGAGAACTATGCACGAGGAAATAGGGAGGTTGAAAAAATTTCCCAAGAAGCGAGAACTGGAACTATCAGCTATACAGAAGCCATTGAACGTCTAAATAAAATTAAGTTGCCTACAGATCTATATGAAAATCTGAAAAAACAGGCTGCGCAGTATGATGACAATGCATCTAAAGCAAGTTTATCAGCTGAGAAACTTAAATTATTAAGAGTTGAAGTGAAACTTGGAGGTAATGAAGCACAAAATGCGGCAATTAAGCAACAGAAGCATGCTGATGCTTTAGGAAATACTGCTACTGAAGCAGAAAAGGCAACTAAGGCTTTGCAAGATTATCAAGCCAAGCAAAAAGATAGCGTTATTGATTCAATCTATAAATCAGGTTGGCTTGATAAAGGTTACACTGTTGCTCAAGCTAATGCCATTTTAGAACTGCAAAAAGCAAAAGGAATGAGTGCAATTTTGTCTAAAGATGAAATTGATAGCGCACTTAGAAATCTCAAGATCATCGAAGAACAACAGGAGCGAGAAGATAAATTAACTGAAGCTAAAAGAAAGCAAACCAAGGAAAGTGAGAAAAAACTTAAAATCACACAAGCTGAATTGGAAGTAGCCAAGCGATCTGCTGCTTTAATTGAATCGAGTGGTTTAGGTAAATATGCTGAAAGCAAAGGGATACCATCAAGTGTAATTGCAGGCTTATTGGCTCAAGAATCTAAAGGTATTCGAGAAGCTAAGAGTCATACTGGTGCAATAGGATATTTTCAAACAACCAGTGGTTATCGTAAACAGAACAATATGTCTGTTGCTGATAGTTATGACTTGGAAAAGTCGGGCAAAATTGTAATTGATAATATCGCCAAGGTTTATGAAAAAACAGGTGACTTGGCTCAGGCAATACTTTCCCATAATGCAGGTGAGGGTGGAGCAAGACAGTTTACTAAAACTGGCAAGGTTAAAGGCAGTGCAGAGCGAAATAAGGAGGTTTCGCAGTATGTAGCTAAGGTTTCAAGGTATTCCGATATCATTGCTGGTGGTGTTGGCAAAGGCGGTTTATCCGATGGTGATAGCGATAGAGCCTATGGAGAGCAAATCAAGGCACGTTTAGAGTTAGTTAAGCAAGGTCTAAACCTTCAAGAGCAATATGAGGAGGAGCAAGCGAAGCGAACCAAGGCTCGTAACGAAGAAATTAACCTTGCGCAACAAACGGGTCAAACAGCCTTAATTCCTAAAATCAAAGAGCGATATAAAGCTCAAGATGAACTCGCCAAACTTCAGCAAGATTTTGAAGTAAATGGTTATAAGTGGACTGAAGAACAAAAACTTGATTACACATATAAAACCAATTCTTTGCGATTAGTTGCTGAAGGCAAACTCTCTGAAGATCAAAGAAAGGTTGCTTTAGATGGCCTGGAACAGCAAAAACAGCAAGAACTTGAGCTTATACAATCGACTCGCGAAAAACAGTTACTTGAGGCGAAAAGCTCATACATGGGTGAAACTGAGCTGGCAATAAGGCGATATCAGATTGAGCTGGATGAGATTAAAAAAGTTGCAGATGAGAAGCGAAAAGCTGGGTTGCTTAGCGCTAATAATATGGGGCAATTTCAGACTTTAGATAGCGCATCGGATAAGGTTTTTCAGAGCGGTTTTAATGCTTCACAACAAGTATTTCAACAAAATGACCCGCGAGGGTATGCTCAATGGGATTTGCAAAATCGGTATTCAACTGATGCAGGAGGGCTATTAAATACATATATAGACCAAACTAATGGTATCAATCTAATTGCTGATGAGGAACAGAGGAGCTCGCAATTATTGGCAGCGCGAGAGCAATATTTACAATCCAGAAAAGCACTGGATGAAAAATATGCTCAAGATGAACGGGACCTGAATAGCTCACTTTTTGAAACCCAATTGGGGCAACTTGATAGCTTAACAAGTCAGCTTAGTGGCTACTGGTCAAATATGACTGGAATTGTTAAAAATGCAGCAGGCGAGCAATCTGGTATATACAAGGGCATGTATATAGCACAGCAAGCATTCGCAATTGGCTCAGCCACAATTAGCGCGTTACAGGCGTATAACCAGATTCTAGCAAGTCCGTGGTATTTGGATGTAATTAGCAAATCAACAGCAGCCAACCTTGTGCTTGGGATGGGGATGGCGAATGTTGGTCTGATCGCTGGACAAACTATAGCCGGCTTCTCTGACGGTGGTTACACTGGATCTGGTGGGAAATATCAGCCTGCTGGTATTGTCCATAAAGGAGAGGTGGTCTGGTCCCAAGAAGACATTAAACGCTGGGGGGGAGTTGGTTTAGTTGAGAAAATGCGTAAGAGTGCAAACCCTGAAGCTTTTCTCAATAACAATGCCTCGGCTGATAGTGTCATGCGCCGTGCATTGATGAGTTCTAATGCCTTTATAGAAAGCCAAAAGCAAGCTGACATCTTTAATCAACCGGTTCAAGATACTCAGATTATCTATAAAGGTAATAGAGACACACCTAAGTTGGCGTCTTCGGCAAATTCTGACTTATTCCATGATGGCAAGGTCTACTTCTCATCAAATGGTTTTGTTCAGGATCGATCAAATCTTGAGGATGTTCAAGATTTCACGATGGGTCAAGCTGCTCGACCTCAAGCTGAGATTATGCCTTCAATAGAGCCTGCTTCACCGACAATCAATTTCAAAATTGAAGTGATTAATCAGGTGAGTGGAGCAACAGTTGAAGCTGAACAATTAGACGAGCAAACAGTCCGGATCATTGTTAAAGATGAACTGGATAAGCAGCTTCCAAGAACGGTACCGAAGCTTGTAAGTGATCAAATTGGTAATCCAAACTCAACTATTAGTCGATCTTTGACTGAGAATACCACTGTAAGGCGTAACCGTTAACTATGTGAGGCCGCCGAACGGGGGGGGCATTTCACTACCTATACGCTGTATTCGACTTGCTTTCTAACGATATGTACAAAGTGTTTCTGACTTTCGATACACTTTGTTTCATATATTTAAGATATTTAAACGTTTATCAAGACGACGTTATTTGGCGTGTAGTTTTTCTAAAGTAATAGAATTAGACAGATTATGAAAGTTTCTGGCTTGACTACTTATCGGAACTACGATATTGACTTCGGTAGTAATTTCAACGTAATATTCGCGCTAAGAGACCTTCTTATTAATTAGTAAGAAGGTGTTTTCGTCTCTGGAGTGTATAGCCTTGGGAAAATTAAATCTAGTGTTAACTATAAAGATTATAGTCTCCTCAAATATGTGTATTCATCCGTAATAATTGCATATATTTGTTCAATAGACTTGTATAACAAACCTTGATTAATTCTATATAAATCATATTAGGCATACCATGACTGAATTTAAATGGCAAATTGATAGTATCCGTACTGTATTATTCTTTAACGGAGAAATTAATTTTAAGAAAAAAGAATGGTCGAAAAATATAACTGGGCTTGAAATTTCTAATGAAATGACCCAATCGGAAGAAAATGGACGTTTGATTCAATATGTTGAAATTACTAATCTTGATAGTAATAAGCAATTTAATTTGGTTTATTTAAAAGATCAAAGCTTAATTGATTTACAATTAGTATTTGAAAGAGATGAAAATTTTTATACTTTCAATGAAATAATCAAAGAGGTAGATTTTTTTTACGAAAAAATTAGCGTATTTTTTGATCAGCTCAATGAAAAGATTATTCGTATTGGTAATGTTGTTGAGCTTAGTATACCTGTTGATAATGAAAAAATAGGTTGTGATTTGTTAAGAAGTAATGTTTCTTATTTAAATAACATGCAGGAGGATTTAGAAGAAATTAGTTATAGAACTAATAAATCATATTTTATTGACAATATTAAAATTAATCAGGTTGTTCAGTATTCTAATGGTCAGAAAATGTCATTGGTGATTGATCCTAATATAGGAATTCCCAAGGCTAAAGTGCAAAAAAATATTCTAATGAATATAGATGTTAATACAGATGCTTCTCATAGATCTGAATTAGATTTCTTAAAATTCATTCCATTATTACAAGATTCAGTAAAAAAATTAATAAGAAATGGAGGTACTTATGTTAGTTGATACCTATTCAAGCTCATTAAGTTTACCTTCTTTTTCGAGTAATACACTAAATTCTATAAATCGTAGTACAACTGTAGTTTCTAATTATAATGGAGTTGCTAATCGCGTAAATAAAAGCGTTGAAAATTTCATTGATCATACTGAATCAATGCGTGTTTTTTTTAAAAGCTTTCTAAATAATCAATCAGATTTTCTTGCGTTTTTTTTATGCTTATGTGTCATTGGTTCTTTTCAATCATATGATCTTAGACTTGATAGTAAAGATAATATTATTTCACCTGAGATATTTAAAGATTCTAAAAATAGTTTTTGGTGGGATAAAAAACATTATTTTGAAATATATAAATTAGAAGCAACTAATAGAGGAAGAGAGGCTTCTGCATATATGACAGTATTAATGCATCAAGCTGTACAAGTTGAAGACCTTAAGTTTTTAAATAATTTTTTTCAAGAGTTAAATAAAAGTAGTTTAACTTCATGGTCTCTCATAGCTTTATTACGCTCAACAAATGTTTATAAAAATCAAATTTCATTGTGGAAAGAAATGTATTTATATACTCAGAACGTTGTTATAAATGAGGGATTAAACCCAAAACGTGAGATGTATGGCTTAGATCGCGGTTTAAATATATAAATTTTAGTTGTGAGTAAGCTTTTATAATGAATGCAAAATTTCAACTCATTAAAGACATTAATTATAAACCCAAAGACTCACAACTTGGAGTCATAATTAAAAAGGTAACATCAGAACAAAATCATACTGGTTTTGTATTTATTGAAGATAATAAATTAGTACTAGCTCATTTTGGCTGGCATGAAACCTATTTTTTTCAAAGACGTAATGACTCTGACGGTTATGCTATGTACTGGTTTGATTTAGAAAAAATTCCAGAAAGAACTCTTGTACATATAATTAATGAACTTGAACAAATTTCTCATAATAAAGATTTGAATAATAATGAAGTTTTCTATTTTCCTGCTCCTTATGGAATCGTAAATTTTGGTGGATCTAGGATCTCAGGAGGTGATTTTCTAAGTACCCCTAATACGGTAGGTGATAGCCTTACATGTTCAGTTTTTGTTAATTGTATATTTGAACAATCCGGTTTTCCAATCCTAGATTTAGATACCTGGAAAACAACAGAGCAGGACATTGAATGGCAAACTAGTATTCTTGATAAATTAATTGGAAAATTGAGTCCAGAGTTTATGCGGATACAGCGTGAAAATGTAGGTAAAGTTCCGCGGTTACGTCCAGAACAAATGGTTGGAGCATGTTGTGTTTTTGATTATGAGCTAGTTGATTTTGATACAGCAGATAGTGCAGCAATAATTGTTTTAGAGCAATTAGAAGCGCTAGGTTGTTAATAAATAAATTTAATTTTAAGTGATGTTTTTGTATTTATATTCAAAAGTAATATCTATTAATTTCTAAAAATTAATCAAGTTAACTTTAATAAAAGAACCCGCGAAAGCGGGTTTTTTTATTACCTGAAGGAAAGTTATGTACAAGTTAAAGCTAAATCCTCAGACCAGCGGCTATGGCGTAACACCGGGTGATGATGTGAAACGTCAGCAGATGGACGGCGGTCGTGGTCGCTATTACATCGATGTAAAACGTAATAGCCACATTGTTGATGTGAACTGGAATTTAAGTAAAACCGATTTCAATAAAATGATGGCGTTCTGGCGGGTATACCAGAACAAGCCAGCCTCATTTTATGCGGATCTGGTGATTGATCAGGGAGCTCGTCAGCAATACCTGTGTAACTTCATTCCGAACTCGTTCAAGACCAATGAAGTGAATGGCAACCTTTACCGGGTAAATGCACAGCTCGAAGTTGTTCAAAACCAGCCTAACCTTACTGCCGATATCGCTTTGATTAAGGATTGGGAGGTCTAATGGATAACGAATATGCCAAATTCTTTTTCAATCGGAAAGTTGATGTCTATCAATTGGAGTGTATTGAGCTTTCTCATCCTTCTTTTATGAATACATACCGAATAGTCCGTAATGATGACCGAGGTGTTTATGTTCAACATAAGGAGGGATCCGGTCAGGTCTATTATGAATTTTTGCCAGCATCTATTCAAAGATCCGGAATGCTGGGTGATCTGGACCAGACATTAACAGTCTCTATATCTGGTTTAGGTGATGTAATGCCGGATGAGTTTGAACGGGTAATCGAAGGCCAATATCCCGATGTAAAGCCAACAGTAAATTACCGGATTTACAGTTCAGACAATCTGAATTCTCCAATGTTTTATTTACTCGGACTGCAACTCTCCAGTGTTGCAATGAACCATAAAGCTGTGACATTCAAGGCTGAATCACCAAGATTAAATACTGCGAAGACTGGAGATATCTTTTCGCTTGATCGTTTTAGTGGTTTGAAGGGGGCTATATGAAGAGTCACGATCATTTGCTCGATAAGCAATATGACGAGGAACACTACAACTGTGTTCACTTCGCGCATGAAGCTGCAATGGATCTATATGATATTGATCGAGGAGAGGCGCTTGAGTTTTTTATGAAGCCCGTCAAAGAGAAGGTATTTCTGCCATCAAGATTGAAGTTACTAAATCCATTGCCCATGCCCAAGGAAGGCTGCATAGTCGCCTTTCACTCTAGATACCGAAACAAGCCCCCACATGTGGGGCTTTTTCGTTTGGGGCGTATTTTGCATTTGCAGGAATCAGGCGTTTCATGGATGCCAATTCAAGTCGTTCAAGCATTTGGATTTAATCGTGTGAGTTTCTATGATTAAGATTATTTATAAACAAGACCCTTTATCCGAAGACAAAACAATTGAACATGCTGAAACTTTGGGTCAATGGCTTACTTCAAAATATGACCATATGCCTGAGCATGTCCGTATTTTTCATACCATAAGCAATATGGATCATGCGGAAATTTCATTTGCGAATGAAGTCACACCGAAGAATGCATATGAATTAAAGCAGCTCGATTTCTTGCCAGGCACTTTCATTGTAATTGAGAATCCCAAGGGTATAGACCCCATAACTCTAGCTTGGATAGCGGTTGCTTCTATAGTTATGGGTGTGGCTGTTGCATTTTTAATGCCAACGCCATCAATTACCCAAACCAACCAGAATAACAATCAATCCTCGTCTGCAAATAACGAATTATCAAACCGTGAAAATAAAACTCGCGTAAATGGTCGTATCGCAGATATTTATGGTGCCGCTCACGATACCCCTGATCTGATTACTGTGCCTTACAAGGTATATGAAAACAATGTCGAAGTAGAGCATGTTGTTGGTTGTATTGGTCGTGGTCACTATAAAATTAACGGTGCATATGACGGTGAAACCAACATTGTTGATATTGCCGGCGCATCGGTAGAAGTCTTTCGACCGGGTGTCGATATTGTCTCGGGTGAGCCATATTTCTCGCTTGGTACCGAAATTACAACTCCACCCTTAACAGTTCAGCATCAAACTTCTGTTAATGGCCAAGTTTTACGTCCTGCTGATACACAATCTTTAGAAGGTACGAACTACCTTCATTTTGCATATCCAAACGAGATTCTTCGGGCAACGGCAAACAACACAGATTTAACCACTAAGTTTGTAAGTAATGACCGCGTAGAAATCACGAATGCCTCATTCACGTTTAACGGCCAGACTTATGATTTAAACGGCACTTACAGTGTTCTATCGGTAGCTGATGATCGAATGACGTTATCAAATCCGGCGGCCGTTAATGCTAACTGGTTAAAGCTTAAAGAGTTAAATAACCAGCAAACAGCAGCTTTATCACCAAAGATCAGTTCAATAGGTGAAAAGTGGATTGGTCCATTCATTCTGGACAATGTCGAACGAAGTCGGGTGCTATGTAACTTTGTGGCCACAAATGGACTTTACACAGTTTCTTCAGGTGGAAATCAGGGAGCTGTAAACGTCACGATTGAAGTAGAAGTAACGCCGGTAAATGAATCGGGTGCAGCCATTGGTAATCCAATGCTAAAGCAGATCATTCTAAAGGGTTCGGCAAAGTCACGTCAGACAGTTGGCGCAACGCTGGATATGGTGACTTTTCAGGGTCGCTGTAGTGTCCGTGCACGCCGTTTAACTCCAACACCGGCAGTTACCACTGTTGTTGATGAAGTAAAGTGGCAGGCGCTTTACGGTGCTTATCCTTTGCAAAGTACAGTGTATGAGCATGAAACGGTTTTTCGTGCGCGTACTTATGCAACCACTGGAGCTTTATCTGTTAAGTCCCGCAAGATCAATTTTGATCTCCAGCGAATGTTGCCGACTTATAAAAACGGGGCAATGACAACAGAGCTATATCCAACGTCTAGCTTTGCTGATGCACTAGTCTCAATGGCACTGGATGAGAAGATTGGTCGCCGTACGATTGATGAGATTGATCTGGAAAACATCTATCGCACATATAACGATGTAGTTGATTATTTTGGTACACCACTTGCGGCTGAGTTCTGTACTACGATTGATGATACAAACCTGTCTTTTGAAGAGCTGGTCACCAATCTTTGTGATGCCGTGTTTTGTACTGCATATCGGCAAAATAATAAGCTCAAGCTTTATTTTGAACGTCCAACTGATAACTCGGTAATGCTGTTTAACTTCAGGAATATCATTCCGGATAGTTACAAGCATGACCTGACCTTTGGCGTGATGGATGACTACGACGGACTGCTCTATGAATACACGGATCCGACCGACGATAGTCGTATCAATATCTATTTGCCGGACAAAGGAGCAAAGAACCCGAAAGAAGTGAAGTCTGTTGGTGTACGGAACAAGTGGCAAGCTCATTTCAATGCGTACCGGCTCTGGAACAAGCTTCGGTTCCAGCGTAAATCCATTACCTTTGATGCAGCACCTGAATCAGAATTACTGGTTTTACGTGACCGGATCGCTGTAGCTGATTATCGCAATGGTATTCATCAAAGCGGGGAAGTGGTACAGCAAGAGGGTTTAATCCTCACCCTAAGCCATGATGTAGATTTCATTGCAGGCAAGAGCTATGTGATTTATTTGCAAATGGGGGATGGTACCGTGGACCTGATTCCCGTTACGCCGGGTTCAGCCAAAAATAAGGTGATTTTAGGGCGTTTACCGAACGGGGCCTTAAAGCTTAGTCCTGATGATTTTGTGAATACTATCTACACGGTGGTTAATGACGATACCAAAGGCTCATTGCCTTATCTGGTAGCGAAAAGAGAACCGGCTGACCAGTTCTCTAATACCATTACTGCAATTAATTACGATGAGCGCTATTACCTCAACGATAAAGACTTTATTGATGTACCGGTTGATGATTCACCGATCTACATTCGATATGACCAGCTTGATATTAATCTCGCACGTTTATATCAAATGCAAAGAGGTGATTTACCAACGACTGGAGAAATTAGCTTTGTAGTTGAAGCTGGTGCGCTGGTTTCAAGCTCAAGTTCTTATCGACCGGAAACCAGATTTGTCCATAAACTCAACTATAAGTCTAGTCGTGCAAAACGAGAGTATATCGTTCCAGCTGCCTCAGAATTACCGGCGATAGATACAGGGGAGTTCCCGCCCGATCTGGTGGTAAATCTGACGATTAAAGGTACTGTTGTTGGACGTGGTGGTGATGGCGGGGTGCCACATTTGGCATTTGGTGCATGGTCTACCGATCCGGATTATAACTTTACTAAAACCCGCCGTGACGGTTTTCAGGGAGCACCCGGTTTATTAAACCGGCACAGTAAACTAAACCTGATTATTGATGGTGGAACTCTGGCTCGAGGCGGCTCAGGTGGTGGAGCAACACCAAGCGGTATTTATACAGGATTATCGTATGGGGAACAGGGAATTCCCGGTGGAGCTGGAGCACCTTTTGGTCGGGTTATGACCGGACAACCTATTACTAACGATTCACAAGACTGGCGTTGGTACTTAAATGGTGACTTTATGGTTGTCAAAGTAACCGATGCCGAAGCTTCGGTACCCGGTAAAGGTTACCGAACCCAAAATGATCGATATGGATCTCCATTGTCTGGTGATGGTGGAGGTTGGGGCCAGCGCGGTACCAAGTCCACCAATGATGGAACATGGAACTGGAAATACCATGGCACAACTGAAGGTCAGCCGGGACCGGGTGGACCTGCAATTGTTGGGGTGGCACCTCTAACAACTCAATTGATTAACGGAGGGAAAATCTTACAAACCCTTTAAACCTTAAGAGAACTTTGAGCACCCAATTCGGGTGCTTTTTTATTGTCTAAAAATATCTGGAGAAATAAATGGAACCAGTTTCTACTAGCGGTTTTACAGCATTATTAAAATTTTATGGGTTTGCAATTGTGGTGGCTTTGGCTGCGAGCTTGGTTGTAGCAGTTGTATTAATGACACGTATGCCGCGTTCACCACAAGAGTGGGCTGTAGGTTTAATCTGTACGGTTGTATCAAGTTTGGCAGGTGGTTCATTCATTATTGTGAAGTGGGGGCTTCATGAATGGGTTACTGATATATGGGGGATGATTGCACTTGGTGGATTCTTCTTTGTTTGTGGTTTACCCGGTTGGGCTTTAGTCCGCTGGATATTTAACTTTATTAACAAACAGGAAGGTAAGACGATTATTGAAGTACTTAAAGAAGTTAAGAAAGCCAAAAACGATATTACGAACAGTTAATACCGCCTTCGGGCGGTTTTTTATTATCTAAGGAAAAGTGAAATGAACATTGAACAATATCTTGAAGAGTTAATTAAACGTGAAGGCGGCTACGTCAATAACCCAGCCGATCGAGGAGGTGCTACTAAATACGGTATTACTGAAGCAGTTGCTCGAGCAAACGGATTTAAGGGCAATATGCGAGATTTACCGCTTGATGTGGCCAAAGCTATTTACAAGAAGCAATACTGGACAGCTCCGCGATTTGACCAAGTAAATGCTGTTTCTTCTGCAGTAGCTGAAGAGCTTCTAGACACTGGTGTGAATTGCGGTACCGGATTTGCAAAACCTCTTTTACAACGAGCTTTGAACTTGCTTAATAACCAAGGTAAAGCTGGATATGCAGATTTAGAGGTTGATGGTGTTTATGGCTCAGCAACGCTAGGTGCCCTTAAAACATACTTGTCAAAACGTGGGAAAGAAGGTGAGAAGGTTCTGGTGCGAGTGCTCAATATTATGCAAGGGCAACGCTACATTGAAATCTGTGAGCGTAATCCAAAGCAGGAACAGTTTTTCTATGGCTGGATTAACAATCGAATTTCCCTATAATTCTTATATTTGCTGTGCATTCTAATAATAGAGTGCACAGCTTTTATACCCATCTAACAATATATAAACTCTTTCATTCATAATGACATCTTATTGCTCTGTCTTATCAAATAGGGATACAACCTCTGATTTGAAGATTATGTTTACTCGCAAATTTAGCGGCAGATATTGACTCTGTTGCATACTTCGCTGCACCATATGGTCCTCGGAAAAGTTTTGCAGCATTAATAGAATAATCTTCACAGAATTCAAGTACTTTTAAGACTTCTGAGTTTTTGATAGTAAATTTAAAAAGACCACTTACTTGTTTTTCATGCATTAAATCTGAAATTAATTTTAACTCAGTGATTTTAAAACTTTGATGTGTGAGATTTGCTCTAGCATCTAATGTTTGTCTTACTAGAGTGAAACAACCTTCCTGAGAAGATATATTAATATTATGGGCCCTTGGTACATCTATTATTTCGAAATTTAATTTATCACTACTATTCAATAAATTTTTCTTTTCTGTATCTATAACCCATATTGAAAAGCTATCTTCTAAATTTGAACTACCATTGATCACACCTGTAGCAGCAAAATACATAGCAACTAAAGGGTTGTAACTCCAGTCAAGTAACTCGGTCGGATATCCATAATGTTGTGCAAAAGCTAGCAACTCGAATAGTTGTCTCTGTGGCCAACTTGATGGGTTCAAGAATACTTTATCATGACACTCATTTAGTGTTTCAGTTCTAAAAATATAAGAATCATTTGGAATTGAGACTGCATTAATATCACACCCTTTAACAAATGTTTTTAAATAAGTTAGTTGTAAAAAACACAGATCATTATATGAGTTTGATAGAGTTGAGTGAGCAAATACATTTCTATATAAAGATGGAACTAATTCATGCGTTGAATTTGATTGTCCTCGGTAAATGAAATTATGATTTGCTGAACCAGTTTTTTCTGCCAATTTTATTTTATTTTCAGGTTTGAGAACTTCCTTAAATTCATCAAAAGACACTAAAAATTCTTTGTAACCGTTATGCATTATTTCTTTCAAAAGAAAAACTCCATTGTTGTGATTTCAAAAGATATGTTAAGTAATTCATTTTTTTGAATAATGTATTCTATATTTTTTTAATCTATTTCCAATAGGGTATGATCAATAAAATATTAATTTTATTGATAAAAGTTCTTCTCTCTGGAAAAAATCTACTCAATCAATCTCGGTTCAATGACCAAATACGACCTAGTTCATTACTGATACCCACTGTAAAATATTCTTTCTATTTTTTTTGTTGACTGTCTTTAGGATATATTGCTTACACAAAATATGAAAATTAGCACTAATGCTATTTAAGGAGGGCCTATTATTCAATTTTTGTAATCTTTTTTCCTAAGGTTATCGCTTCATTAAGAATTGAATAGGTTTCTTTATAAGCTTCTATACTCGAGTAAGCAGGATTGTTTAGTAGGCCATTTGAATTTGTGTCGATTAAAACAGATTCTAACAAGGCATAAAACATAACAATTTCAGATGCTAAATCTGCATTCTATATGGCCATATTTAGAAAAAATAAGAGGGCAGTCGTAACCCGGATATACATCATCTTTATAATCGAATGTTGGTTCGAATACATCTAGCAGATGCACCCGGTCTTTTGAAATAGGTTCGTAGTTTGCGCACATTTTTTAAATTCCATTTTTATACGGAATTAAGTCGTTTATATATCTCACTATAACTAATAGATTCACGTACTAATTGATATTTTTGAAAGGAGTTTTTTGTCATTTGCACAGGTATTTGTTCTTTTTCACAATATTCAGTTAATTCCAATGCTAAAGAAACACTACTCTTATTCAATTCTTTGAAAAAATTACTTCCAAGAAGAATTGCACTTGGCTTAGGTGTGGGTAAGCACTGAGCCTTAGTTAATGTACCGAATGGATGTATCACTCGCCATTCATGTTCATATGCCCAATCTGGAGATTTTCTAATAATAGCTTGTAGCATATATAGGTTAGAGTACTCATTTTCATCATTTTTTTGTTCTATAAGATCAGAAATATCAAATAATTCTGAATCATATATAACTGGATATAAAAAGTTTCTAAAATGGTTCATCACTGGAACCTTGCTCAAATCATATTCAATGCAAAAACCACTATGATTATTACTGTAATGTGCCCACATTAGTACAGAATCATATTTTTCGGAAAAAGAGCAAATAAATATCTGTTTCAGAAAGTTTTCATGAAATTTTTGTTTTTCATTTTCATGGATATGATCAAATGCAGCAATCATATGGGAGAGGTTAGTATTATCAGGAAGATTTAACTTTAAGATATTCTCTAAAGTAAGATTATTTTCTAAAATATTTTCATATTGTCCCTTATCAATAATATCGTGATTATTGTGCAAAAGGTACTTCAAAAAATCTGGCATTTCTTTTAATGGGGTTTTTAATGGATGATTGTAGGTATGTCGTCCTTCATATGGGTCATTCATTTGTAAAAGAGTGTCAAACCACAAAGTTCTACTAAGTACATTTTTTACCGCATTGTCATTAAGTGAACGATATTTATAAATGTAATTTGGTAAAAGCTTATTTAAACGTGCTTTGTTTGCAACAATATTATCTGCAGAGGCAGTTTTCCCGAAAATATCCTCAACAATTTGCCTTAAATCACTATTCATATATTTAATATCCATATTATTCAAAAATATTATTTAATTTTAAAAGATTCTAATACTTGTGTATGGTTATCTAAAAGTACTTTAGACTGATTTCTTGATTCATTTTTCTCGAAATACAAGCGATTTTTAATCAAAGCATTAACAGGTTCAGAAATAATTACGTCTTCAATCATATTCATGGCTTTCTTTAAATCCTCAAAAGAAACCTGAATATAACCATCTGTCACATCGTTATCATCATCGTCTGTAGTGTGGTTGATTAAACGTTTAATCGTATAGCTTCCAATTGCTAGACTGTTCGCAATAGTGCCAAAGGTTCGGCGTAAATCATGGAACGTAAATTCTATACCAGAATTCTCAGTTACCTTTTCTCGTGCTGCTCGGCGATCTGAAATATGAGAAACACCATTTCTATCGGTAAAGACATATTTATTATCACCGGCACGTTTTTTACGTTCGCGCATAATATGCCAAAGGGTATCGCCCATAGGTAATAATAAATCTTCATGGTTTTTAGTATTAATAATTTTAATGGTACCAAACTGAAGATCTACATTTTTCCATTCAACAGATTCTGCTTCACTGCGTCTAAAACCAGTTAAAGCAAGTAAAAATAAAAAGTCTTGGTTGGTGTACGCTCTATAATCGTTATTTTGTTCACCCATCCAGTAAGTTGTGGCAACAGCAAGCGCCCATGCTTCGCGCTGATCCGCACGAACGTGGCCTTTTCTACGTTTAATTTTATTGAAAGCCTTTTCTTCTTTAACAATAACAACCGGGTTTTTAATATTTAGAATTTTGTTCCCAGACTCATCTTTATATCTGCTAATCGTATGGTTAAAGAGAGCATGTAAAAATTTTGATGCGAGATTAGCGCGGGAAGGGCTGGCTTCCGAAAGTTTCAGATGACGATCAATAATCATTGCACTGGTGATTTGATCAAGTTTTATATCTTTCCAATCGTTGAAGTAGTTCTCTATGCATCCGTCATAGGCAATTAAAGTAGTTTCAGCCAGCTTCTTGCGTAATTTATAGTATTGATAAGCTTCCTCAAGGGTAGGGATTAGCTTTTGTAATGCATCATTTTGGATTGCTGAAGCTCGTATATCACGCTTTTGCTTAACTGGATCTACTCCTTCATCCATCAAGATAAGAAGCCGTTTAGCTTCAGTTCTGGCTTGTTCTAATGTATAGACGCCATGTTTTCCAATAACTTTACGTTTTGATTTGCCATTAGGCATTTTCTTTTCAGCAAAATAGCTTTTAGTTTTGCCCACACATAAGCCAAATCCTATAGTTACTGTATCTCTGTAAAAGATTTGTTTCTCTTCAGACAAAGGAATAGAGTCTATTACCGATTTAGTAAATTTAATGTGTTGAGCCAT